GTTCCACGCAGTATGACATTCTTCAAGAAAATGAAGAAACAATTCTGAGAGCCGTGCGTGCCCATACAGTCGTGAAGAAGTACGGCACGATTGAGCCTAAGAGCGAGGTTACAATCGGTCAGGCTGACGCTATCCCCGTATTTGATACGGCTTACCGTAACATCTACGTGAGAACGGACGCACAAGATTGGGATTAAGGTATTAAGCTATGGAAACAGTTCTCGAAGCGTTGAAAGGCGTTAATGCCTACCCTGTTCCCCTCCGCACATTGACAACAATAGCGGACAAACGGGGATTGTCGCTGACAACCGATGCGACACAGGAAGTGCAGAAAAGCAAGGAGTATAACCTTGCCGTCGCTGACCTCCTGCTGTGGCTGTCTACCGCCCCCGATATATCGCAGGGAGGGCAGTCCTATTCGTTCACGGACGAACAGCGCAGGGAGTTCCGCAACGGGGCTTACAGCTTGTACGATGATTTCGGGGCAAGCGACAAGGCAGGAACACCGAAACCTATTTACGGATATAAAGGCTCTCGGCTATGATTATTCAAAACGGAACAATCGAATTCAAGACAAAGACAGTGAGCGGGATTGACCCTGAAACGGGTTATCCCGTCAAACCGTCTTCCGTGGCATGGGGCGAACCTGTTCCATGTCAATTCAAGGCGAAGAAGTTCAACCAACTCGGAATCATCAAGGGGGAACACTTCACAGTGGCTTCCTATGAAATCCTGATTGAAGAACAGCCCGTTCCATCGGAACAGCTACGCTTGAAAGACTTGTCAGGAAAAGAGATTGGCACGTTTTCAATCATTCAGGCAGAACCGCTTGAAGCCGTGTGTGAAGTAAGAATTTTGGTCTAAAGCGATGTGCGGCTGTATGTCGGCTTTTCTTTTTCAACCCGGTCAAACATACCAATAAGAAAAGTAAACGCCACATGCGCCGATTTCGCAAAAAATAACTGAGAAGAATATGCCTATCACACAACTAACACCGATGTCGGAGATTGACAGATACACGGAACAGCAGCTTGAAAGGCTGAAACAAGTTCTTATCCGAAACCTGATGTATATCGGGGAGACAGTCTTGAACAGGGCACGTTCAACCAATTCTTACAAAGACCGCACGGGCAACCTGAGAAGTTCAATCGGCTATGTTATCACGGTTGACGGGCGAATAATCCATTCATCCAGCTTCCAAACCGTGAAACAAGGCAAGGACGGTTCTTCAAAGGGGGCAGCGTATGTGAAAAGCCTCGCAAGAAAATTCCCGCAGGGGATTTGCCTTATTGTCGTGGCTGGTATGAACTACGCTTCTTATGTGTCCGCAAAAGGGCTTGACGTTCTTGACAGTTCAGAACTTCTTGCCGAGCGTCTTGTACCGCAAATGTTGAAGCAACTCGGATTTCATTAAACAGAATTTATATGGCTAAGACTTCAAAACAGATTCAAGGGGATGTGTACCGACTACTGCAAGACAGCGTTCTTTCGGGAATGATTTCAGGCGAGGTTTACAGAAGCGGTTACCGCCCCCGTGACAGTAACAGAGAAGATGCGGTGGTAATCTTCACAACGGGCTTGCCTGACGAAGTTCAGACAGGTGTCGTTACCGTGAATATCTATGTACCCGATACTGACTTGTACGGAAACGGGGTTCTCGTTGAAGACGGTCAGCGGACGGAAGAAATAGAGCGTCTCGCCAATGATTGGGTCAACAGCCTGACCGCCGATAAGTCCTGTTATAAATTCAGGCTTCAACAAACCATTTACACGGAGGCTGAACCTGACATCAATCAGCATTTCATCGTTGTGAAACTTCATTACGAGTTCTTCGGCAGCGATGATGCGCCTCTGAATATCAAATAAATTGTAGAACATTAAAAACGAATAAGTTATGTCAATTTTATCATGGGGTAAATGTAAGATTGAAACAACCCCGTCAACAAATGGCGCACCCACCTCCCCGGAGGCTTGGAAAGCCCTTGATACGCCGAAAGAAGACACAACGAAAATCACCCCCACGGCGGGAACTGAGAAGACCGCCACAGAGGAGGGCGGCGAACTTGTTGATGTCCGTTACGGAAAGAATACTTATACACTCGAATTTGACATGTTTGTCAAAAAAGGTACGGAACGCCCGTTTGAAGACAATGACGGGTTAATCGCAGGAGAACACGCTTTCCGCATAACTCCCGAAGACGAAGAATGCGAGGGCGCACAGATTGACCGTTCCGTGGTTCGTTGTGATGAAAGCTATTCAACCGCTGACGGTAAAATGCTTCATTACGTTGCACGTTGCCTGAAACCCAAGACGGGCAAAACCGTTAAGCCTTACACAAAAGGGGGTGAGTAAGAATTTTCAGCGGGGTTGATACACTGGTTTATCCACCGTGAAGCCTGAACGCCTTTCCCGGTTGCATGTCGGTTCGATTCCGACCCCCGTCTCTAATCATAACTTAGAAATTCGTCAGATATGAATAAGACAATAGAACAAACGGTTGCTGAAACCATCCTTGAACAACCTTTTGAAGTCAAGGTAGGCGAAAAGTCATATCAGGTTGCCTCCGCAAGCACGGCAACCCTCATACTTGTTTCAGAAGCGATTTCACAACTTCCACATATTGCGCTTGACACGGAGAAGGTCGTTGAAGAAACATTATCCGTAGCGAAAGACTGCCGCATTCTCGGCGATATAGCGGCTATTCTCATTCTTGGTGCAAAGAACATCACAGAAAAGAAGAAAGTTCCACAAATCAAAGAAAAACGGTATATGTGCGGGCTTATTCGCCGACCATACACGGTTGAAGTTGAAATTACCATTGACAAGAAAGCGGAACTCGCAAAAGAGCTTCTTGAAGATGTCTCCCCGAGGGAACTGAACCTGATTGTAAGCCAAATCTTATCAAGAATGCAGATAGCCGATTTTTTCGGGCTTACCACTTTCCTTGCAGAACTCAATCTTCTTCATCCGAGGAAAGTGGAGAACTAAATGACAGCATTTGGGCTGTCGTAGGCGGTTTTGCAAAAGGCTACAATCTGACCTTTGACTATGTTTTGTACAATATCAGCTATACGAACATGATAATGTACGGGGCTATTCTCCCGACATACGATAAAAAGAAAAATGACGGGAAAAAGGATGAAGGACAAAAAGTTATCAAGGCAGATGACCCAAGAAACAAAGAAGAAGTAAGGAAATTTTTTGAAACCTGTGATTAAAGGCAGAAACAATGAACAACGATAAAGGAAGACTGAATTACGGTGTCGGGCTTGACAACTCCCAGTTAAGGGTAGGCGTAGCCGAATCACGGCGTTTGCTCCAAGGCATAGGGCAGACAGCGGTTGACGAAGGCGCAAGGATTGACGATTCATTCAAAAGAATCGGCAGGACTGTCGCTGGCGTGTTTGCCGTGTCTCAGATAAAAGATTTCATCACACACGTTGCGACTGTCCGTGGAGAATTCCAACAGCTTGAAATCGCTTTCAAAACCATGCTCGGCTCTGCGGGTCAGGCAGATGTTTTGATGACCCAGCTTGTCAAGACAGCCGCCACAACTCCGTTCGGTCTGAAAGACATCGGTCAAGCCGCAAAACAGCTTCTTGCCTACGGTGTTGCAGCAAATGACGTGAACAGCACTTTGATACGTCTCGGGGACATCGCCGCCGGGCTTTCAATCCCTATCAACGACCTTGCCTATCTATACGGAACGACAATGGTTCAGGGACGTTTGTACACACAAGACCTGAACCAATTCTTGGGGCGTGGTATTCCTCTTATGGAAGAACTCGCAAAACAGTTCGGCGTAGCTGAAAATCAGGTCAAACAACTTGTAGAAGACGGAAAAGTCGGATTCCCCGAAGTTCAGAAAGCCATTGAGAACCTGACCAACGAGGGCAGTAAGTTCGGCGGTCTTATGGAAGCTCAGTCAAAAACAATCACAGGGCAGATTTCAAACATTGAGGACGCAATCGACACAATGTTTAATGCCATAGGTCAGTCACAGGAGGGGGTAATAAACACCTCTCTTGGTCTTGTCTCAACCCTGATTGAGAACTGGGAAACAGTCGGTAACATCCTTTTGACAATCATCGCTACATACGGGGCATATAAAGCCGCCGTTATCGCTGTCGCAGCCGCACATAAATTGATGAACATTTGGGGAACTGTTAGTGCTTTTCTGTCTCTAACAACCTCTATACGTTCAGCCAAAGACGCTATGTTGCTTTTCAACATGGCTGTAAAAGCCAATCCGCTTGGTTTGGTTCTGTCTGTTCTTGCAGCCGCCGTGACAGCTTTCCTTGCTTTCAGAAAATCAACGGACGAAGCCGCTGACGCTCTGAAAAAGGAACGTGAGGAAGCCGAAGCGTTCAACAAACAGGTTAGCGAATCAGCGGGCAAAGCCATTTCAACGTATAAACGTCTTCAAGACGAATACAAGAAATGCAAGTCAGCCCATGAAAAGCGTGAGTGGATAAAAGAAAGTCAGGCGAAGTTCAAAGAATTGGGAATTGCCGTCAACAGCGTCAATGATGCTGAAAACATCTTTGTCAAGAACACTTCCTTGATGATGAAAGCATTTCAAAAACGTGCGGAAGCCGCCGCATGGCAATCCCGTCTTGACGAAGCCTACGCAAAGAGGGTTGAACGCCAAATGGCTCTTGAAGACCAAATGGATAAGATTCAGGCGGGAAGCAAAGTGCCGGGATATTCACACACGACACAAGGAGGCTATGAATACGTTGACCGCAGCGGAGCATGGGTTTACACCGAGGCAGGTGCGAGAAAAGCCCGTGAAGCGTTCAAACAGACAATCGCCAATGACCCTGTTCTGAACGAAATAGACGCTCGTATAAACAAGTATTCCGAGAAAATGACCTCTGTTTCATCTGACTTTCAAAAACTGTTTGAACAAGCGGGTACAAGCCAGAAGACAACGCAGGAAAAGAACGAGGAAAAGAGACTCGCCAAAGAACAGCAAAAAATCGCCGATGAAACAGCCCAACGCATGGCTAAAATCAAGGAGTATTCAGCAAAGGTTTCAGAAGCAGTTTCACAAGCCGAGATAGACATCCGTCAGGCTCAAATCAACGAACTTGAAGACGGTTATGAAAAGACCGTTGCGCAGGTGCAGTTGAACTATGACCGCCTTATCGCCGAGAACGATAAACGGGCGCAGAAAATGATTGAAGACCTGAAAGACAAAAAAGTGCTTGAATGGCTCAATCAGAACCCGAAAGCGACAAAGGAACAACAGCTTGAATACCGGGCTTCCTTGAACCTGACAACCGCTGACCTTTCTTCCGAGCAGCAAGCGATGTTAAAGTCTTATGCCGAAGTTGCAAGGCAGATTCAAGTCAAAGGTAACAAACAAGCCCTTGACGATATGATGAAAGACATTCTGACCTATGAACAGCAACGTCTAAAAATAACAGAGGAATACGGGAAAAAACGTGAAAGCCTCTATGAAACAGATAAAGACGGCAACAAGAAGCTCCGTAAGGGTGTCACACAAGGAAACGTGGACGAACTGAACCGTGCTGAACAGGAAGCCTATAAAGGCATAGACGAACAGTTCGCACAACGTGAAGAAACGTATCAGGCATGGTGCGATGAAATAGCGGAACTAACCCTTAAACAGTTGAAGAATGTATTAGCGGAGGCAGAAAAGGAACTTGCCGAACTTGAAAAGAACGGCGGGTCTTCTGATAAAATCGCTGTTGCCCGTGCCAAAGTCGCAACAGCCAAAAAGAATGTTGAGAAAGCACAGGCTAAAAATGATATAAATCCCGGCAAACGCTCAATCAAAGAATGGGAGGACTTGTACAAGACGCTTCAAGAATGTGAACGGGAGTTTGAGAGCATTGGCGACACGGTCGGCGGCGTGGCAGGCGAAATCATTTCAACGGCTGGCAGCATCATGACCGCTTCTCTGTCAATGATAAACGGTATTGTTCAGCTTGTGAATATGTCTGCCACCGGTATTCAGGGAACAGCGACAGCGGCAGCAACAGCCATTCAAACGGTTGAAAAGGCTTCTGTCATCCTGACTATCATATCGGCTGCCATGTCAATAGCCATGCAGATTGTGAACCTGTTCAACAATGATGACAAGAAGCAAGAAGAAATTGAAGCCCTGCAGGATAGAATAGACCAACTCCAATGGGAACTTGACAACGCAGATATTGTGCGGTTACAAGAAAATAGCGGAAAAGCGGTTGAACGTGTGAAACGGGCTTTATCCGAGACTTACAAAGAACTCCTGAGAAACAAAATCGCTGTCAATGACGTAGCGGGGGCTTGGCGACTTCTGTTCAGCAACGTTTCAAACAACGCTGAACTGCTTCAAAAGACCGCTGAGAAACTCGCCACGGCGTATGCAAATATCGCTTACACGGCTGACAAGGCTCTCGGGGGCGAGAAATACAGCAACGCCCAAGAACAGCTTAAAAACCTCGCCCAGCAGCAACTTCTTATTCAAGAACAAATCAGAAACGAAGAGGATAAGAAAGACACGGATCATGGCAAGATTGATGAATGGAACAGAAAAATTGAAGAACTCGGTTCACAAGCTGTCGCCATCATCAACGACATGGTAGAAGACATTATCGGTGGTTCAAGTTCCGATATTGCAAAAGAACTCGGAGACGCTTTTTTTGAAGCGTTTCAAGCGGGAGAAGATTACGCCGAGGCATGGGGCGATAAGGTCAAAGACATCGTGGCTGACGTGATGAAAAGAATGTTGGTTTCCAAGTTTCTTGAAGAACCTCTTGGGGAGATATTCGACAAGTACAAGGCTAAATGGTTCAAGGACGGTCAGTTTGTCGGTCTTGATGCTGTTATTCAATCTATGAGTGGTTTCGCTTCTGACTTGAACGCTGTTGGGGCTGATTTTGCCAAGATATGGGAAACCCTCCCTGAAAGCGTTAAATCAATGTTTGAAGTCACGGCAGATGCAACCCGTGAAGCCTCTCAAAAAGGTATTGCCACAGCTTCGCAAGAAAGTATTGATGAATTGGACGGACGTGCGACAGCAATTCAGGGGCACACGTATTCAATCGCTGAGAACACGAAAATCATTCTTTCTGTCGTGAACATGATTTTGCAGTCAGTATTGAACATTGAGAAACACGCCGAAAACATGGCAGGACGCATTGAAAGCATTGAAAACTCAGTCAAAGAGACAAAAGATACAGTTAACGATTTCGCCTTGAAAGGCATAAAAATAAAAATGAGATAAGTATGGAAGACATTATTAGACAAGTTTACGCCCAATGGAGGGTTGCCAAAGAGCAAGCCCGGCAGGAGTGCGATAGTCGCTCCCTACCCAATATGGCAGAGAAATACCGTATGTGTGATATGTTCAAAGGCACGGAAGATTTACAGAGCCTTATACGGCTGTTCACAACTCCACAAGGTATGGAGTTCTGTATCAAACACCGTTTCCCGAATATAGCGACTTTCAGGCTGTTTAAGCCGTTCAACCCCGAGAAGTACGGTGTTTACATTGATGCGGGTATAATCACGCTGAGAAACCCGGAAAAAGCGGTTCTTATCGGGCGTACAAGCGCAACGATAAACTGTGACACGCTTGAACGCCATGAAATTTTTCTTCTTCACGGGGCTAAAGCGTTCATCAACGCCTCGGGCTGGGCGGTTGTTTCCGTCAAGGGGTCAACGGGTTGCCAACAAATTCGTAACGTGTCTGGAAATGCGGTAATATTATGATGTCAGGACGATTTTACATAGACGGTAAGGATGCGTTCACAGAGTACGGCATCTATGTTCAAGAAGGGGGCTACAACGAACTTGTGGCGTTCCCGCCTCTGAAAGCGGTCACAAGCAACGACTGGCAGGAAGAAGACGGCATAGAACCTGATTTGTCAGAACCGACCCTGAACACGAAGGAATTTTCTTTGAAAATTGTTCTCTCAGGCATGGATTACCGTTGGGGTGGCTTCATAGAACGATTGTCAGACAAAGCCTATCACACGTTTGATTTCAGGGAAATAGGACGCACTTACCGTCTTCGTCTTGTATCAAACCCTAACACGGATTTGGCAACGCTTCTCGGCTTCATCACTGTAAAACTTGCCGATGATTTCCCTTTAGACGGGTACACCTACAAAGAACCTGAAAGCACTGTTCCCGGCTCTGATTATTATGAACTTGACGGGAAGCCGTTCTCAGATTATGGGGTTCGTGTGTTGGAGGGAACACTTAATGAAATAGAGAAATCGCCGAATGTCAAGACCAGCCTCCTGCGTAATATCAACAAATTGAACGGGGCTTTATATGACGGGGAGAAAGTGACCTATAAGGCAAAGGACGTAAAGATAAACTGCCTTATGCAAGCCGCCTCGCTGACTGAACTGTGGCGCAACTATAACGCTCTGTTGTATGACCTTGTGCGTCCTGAACAACGGCTGTTATACTCTGATGAAACGGGATATGAATACCCCTGCCATTATAAAAGCTGTTCCGTGTCCGAGTTTTACGCCTCTGATAAAATATGGCTCAAATTTACCGTTACTGTATGCTTCATTTCATTCAGGCTTGAAGACGATGAATTTGTGCTTGCCACGGAAACACGGGATTTGGTTGTGACAGAAGACGGGGAGTTTGCGATTGACTTACGAAAAATAATATGACATTATGGGATTGAAAAGAATTAAAATCAGCGAATTAACCCTTTCCGACAATCTGAAAGGATTATACACAATCGGCGTTAAGCTGATAAACGGGGTTCAAACGAGCGTCAAGGTCAGCTTGGAACACATTCAGACCGCCTATGAAAATGCCGTAGCCGCAACGAAAAAAGCTGAGACAGCCGCCAATAGTGCGAACACCGCAGCGGGTTCAGCCAACAGTGCCGCTTCTTCTGCCAACAGTGCGGCAACGAAAGCAAACACGGCGGCGGGGAACGCTGACAAGGCAACCGCAGCAGCGAAAACCGCCACAACCAACGCAAACAATGCGGCAACAAAGGCAAATACCGCCGCTTCCAATGCGGACAAAGCCCGTGAAGATTTAGAAGAGATAAAGGAAGCCGCCGTGACCGCCACCAACTCAGCCAACAGTGCCGCTTCCTCTGCAAACAATGCCGCAACGAAAGCTAATAAGGCGGCGGGGAACGCTGACACGCAAGCTGACCGGGCAAAGGAACAGGCTGACAACCCGCCCAAAATGGGAGACAATGGAAATTGGTGGAAATGGGATGAAGCTCAGAAAAAGTATGTCGATACAGGTGTGCTCGCAAAAGGCGGCGTGCTGTACCCGACATTCAGCATAGACGATGATGACATGATTCTATACATGGAATTTGAAGATGAAGTAAGCGACAAACTTATCAAATTTGATGAACAGACGGGAGAACTTTATTTGAATGTTGGATAACTTAAAGTTACACGAATATGACAAAGATACCTTTAGGAAAAGTGGCGTTCACGGACGCAGGTTCTTATAACGCCGGAAATACTTACAAGCGGTTTGACTTTGTTGACACGGAAGACAGTTCCTATTTGTCTTTACAAGACAATAACAAGGGACACGCCGTCACTGAAACCGCTTGGTGGAAATGCCTCGCACGGGGCACAAAAGCCACAGAAGCCGCAAAAAAAGCCAACGATGCGGCAGCATTGGCAAACGAAAAAGCTGTGGCGGCAGATACGGCGGCAGGGCGTGTGAATGCTGCAATAACGCAAGCCAATACCGCTGCCACAAACGCTCAACAACAAGCATCAGCCGCAGGAGAAGCGGCGGCAGAAGCAACGGAACGTGTGGCTGAAATGAACGCCGCCCTCGCCCGTTTGGAAGAATTGGAGCAGACAATCACGGCTAAAGACCGTAAACAGCCAACGGGAATGGAATTAGAGTTTCCTAAAAAAATAACAAAAGGAAACAAAGACATTCTGAGAGTAATAGCTACCCTATCCCCGGCGGGAACGGGTAACAATGTCCTTTTCTTGGGCGATGACAAAGCGGTTTCCGTTGCCCCTGACGGTTTTCTGACCGTGAACAGTGTCGGCATAAGCAAAATACACGTCATCCCGACAGAAAACACAAGCATTTATCGAACCATTGATATTGAAGTCGTTCCGCAGTCTGTCAGGCTTTGCACGAAATCAACTTTGCGCCTGACCGCAAATGGCAAATTCAGGTTCAGTTAAAATAATTTTTCAACAAATAAAACTTTTAAATTATGGCACTATCAACAGATGAAGAAAACAAAGTAAGGGAAATCATTGAAGCGTTCACAAACGGAAAACGATTGAGCGACTTACCCAATGTTTCTGGGAATAACCCATTCAATCTTTTGTGTGAGGTCTTAGAAGACGGAGAAAGCAAAAAAGCAGCTCTCGCAACTATGTTGCCTTATATGGAAGAGCAGTGTATGTACGGCATTGAGCGAGACAAGACCGTTTCATCACGTTTAGTAACCCGAATTGGCAATACTGCTCTTCACAAGTCCCTTCCCGTGCATAACCGCATGAGGGGCTGTCTTCTTGACGATGACGGAAACGTGGTTGAATATCTCAATCCACGTGATTGGACGGGGCATGTCAGAGACGGTTCACGGGGACAAGTCATGGTCGAGTTTGGGGACTTCTATTGCCGTTTTGAAACAAGCGCAAATATTGAGCGGGTCAAATTCTCTCTCTTTCCTCTTCCCGGCTATCGTTATGTTCCTTTGATGTACGTATCGGCATACGAAGCTACTGTTCAGAGAAGTACGAACAAGCTATCTTCTGTGGTCAATACAACGGCTGACTACCGAGGCGGTGCAAATCAGGCTGACTGGGACACACTCTCAAAAACGGTTCTCGGAAGACCAGCTACACAAATCAGCCGCACGAATTTCAGAACGTATGCCCGAAACAGAAAAGCGGGCAGCACTAAGTGGAACTGTATGACGTATGACGTTCAAAAGATGCTCTATTGGCTCTTTGTTGTTGAATACGCAACGCTCAACTCTCAGGAGGCTTTCAACACCCAATTGACGGCTGAGGGCTATCGTCAAGGCGGTCTCGGAGACGGGGTTACAACACTTGACAGCGGCAAATGGAACACGTTTAACGGTTATTATCCTTTTATCCCTTGTGGCTATACGGATGAACTCGGAAACGGAACAGGCGAAAAAGAATATACCATGCCCACTGAATATGACGCTTCTTCAAAGAAAGTCAAAGTGTGCCGTTATCGTGGTATCGAAAACCCGTTTGGGCATATTTGGCAGTGGACTGATGGCATCAACGTACGCATTAATCCCGGCTCGAACGGCTTGTCAGAAGTATTTGTTTGCTCTGACCCCTCAAAATTCAATGACAGTAACTATAACGGATATAGTCATGTTGGGAATGAAGCCCGTGCCGAGGGATATGTTAAAGAAATTATTTTTGGAGAAAGCGGCGAAATCATTCCTGCTCTCGTAGGCGGCGGTTCTACCACATATTTCTGTGACTATCACTATACAAACATCCCTGCTTCGGTGGCTCTCCGTGGTGTCCTGTTCGGCGGTTGCGCGTATAGCGGTGCGAGTGCAGGTCTCGCCTGTGCGAGCTCGACTCTCGCCCCCTCGAGTACGAGTGCGTACATGGGTTCTCGCCTTTGCTTTATACCCACGTCAGCGTAACACGCTTTGAGTGATAACCTTTTCCCTGCCTCTTTGTGGGGCAGGGTTCAAATAATAACAGTATAAAACGATGATTGAAGAAATGAACAACATACCAAAAGAAGATGACGGAAGCCTCGCTTTCCTGAATATCCCGAGAGATGAAAACAGCAGGAGTTTCAATTGTGATGAAACGACACAATCAAAACTCGTAAACACCACGTTTTGGGTGGTTGATTTCATTGAAGAAGTTCCGACAAGATTCAGCAAGGCTAAAGGAGTAAAAGGTCAGACGCTTGTAAAAATCAAGCCATCAAAAGACAGTTTGGAATCAGATGCCAAGAAATTTTTCACTGGTTCATCCGACATTCTTTATGTTTTGAAGAAAATCAAAGAAATGAATAAGTTTCCCCGAAAAGTTACTTTGAGGGGTAACGGTAACAGATATTATTTTGAATAAGAAAACAATGAAATAACAAAATAAAAAGGTGGGTCATTCTTGTGGTGTCCTGTTCAGCGGTAACGCGAATAACAGTGCGAATGCAGGTCTCGCCTATGCGAACTCGAATAACACCCCCTCGAATACGAATGCGAACATCGGTTCTCACCTATGCTTTAAAATTGGTTTTGACAATATGAAACAAAATAAAAGAATGACAGCCTTGCCACTTGGCAAAAGATTTCAAGCAAACCTCCTAAAAGTGTTGGTAGGAACGCCTGTTGTATGGGCTACCGAAAACTCTGACTAAGAAAAGCAAAGCAGAAGTATGAAAAGAATAGGAAATTTATATCAGACCATAATCTCCGTTGAGAACTTGCGGGAAGCTGACAGAAAGGCTCGCAAGGGTAAAACGCACACATACGGGGTAAGGGTTCACGACAAGAACCGTGAAGCGAATATTCTTGCCTTACATGAAGCCTTGCTGACAAAGACGTTCAAGACCTCTCCTTATGATGTCTTCACGATTTTTGAACCAAAGGAAAGGCTTATTTTCCGTCTTCCGTACTATCCCGACAGAATAGTACATCACGCCATAATGAATGTTCTTGAACCGATATGGGTCAGGACTTTCACGCACAATACATTTTCATGCGTTAAAGGTCGTGGGATTGAGGGATGTGCCCGTCATATAGATAAAATCATTGAGAAATACAGAGGAAAGCCCATGTACTGTCTCAAAATTGACATAACAAAATATTATCCCTCCATAGACCATGAAACCTTGAAAAAGATTGTGCGCAGGAAGATAAAGGACAAAGACCTTTTATGGCTTCTTGACGAAATCATAGACAGCGCACAAGGTCTTCCAATCGGGAACTATCTCTCACAATATCTCGCAAACCTGTTCTTGTGCTATTTCATGCACCGTGTGAATGAAGTATTGAAACTTGACGCAGCCGAATACGCTGATGACATCACATTTTTCGCCACATCAAAAGAACAATTGCGGGAAGCGTTCAAAGAGATAAAAAGAATACTTGAAGAAGAACTGAGGCTGAAAATAAAGGGAAATTATCAGATATTTCCTATCGCAAAGAACCGTTATGATAGAAACGGGCGTGCGCTTGATTATGTCGGTTATATGTTCTTCCGTGAACAGAAACTTATCCGAAAGAACATTAAGAAGAATTTTTGCCACGCCACAGCACGGCTGAACCGCCGCAAACCTCCGCTTGACGCAAAGGCTTATAAGCAGGCTGTCGCCCCGTGGCTCGGTTGGGCGAAACATAGTGATAGCAAACATTTATTAAAAACAATCATTAAACCGTGTTATTATGATAGCATTTTATGACAATCAGCCGACCAAATTGGAGGCTGTCGGAAACGGAAGTTACGTTTACCGCTTCAACATTCAGAAAGTTGAAAAACCCGCCACCGTTGAACCAAGCGAACTCGCTTCTGATGATGAAGCCCCGGTTCAGGAACAATGGAAATGTGAAGAAGTTACCGTGTGGGCTCCGCTTTCTTCAAACAAGATAACTGAAACAGTTATCACGGAGAAGTGGGACAACAACCGGGAACAAAAACTTGTGAATGAGTTCAACGCAGCGAACCTCGGTATGATTGGAGGCGCGAAGTCAAGTGAGGAAGCCAAGGCAAAGATTGAGGCATACAAAGCCTATCTTTCCGAGCGTGCCACCCTGAAAGCACAAGTGGATGCAGATTGTCTTGAATACGGTATTCTGTAACTTGTAAAAACCTCTTCCCGTCACGTTATTCAAGCATAAGATGTGACGGGAAGAATTATTATTCTTAAGAAAGCCTTTTTTAGCCCCGTAGAACGCCTAAAAAGTGATTACAATATAATTACACTATTTTAAAAAGAAAGTTCAACCACGGGGAAATTCGGGAAAAATAACTCAAAGTTTAGAAATATGATAATTTACAATAATGTCGGGAACAAGGTTCTTGAAATCGAGGTTGACGATAACAGTTATCGTAATAGGGCTGTCATGGGAGACCATAGTTTAACGTTGTACTATTCGCTCCCTGAACACGTTGAAATCCCAGTAGGCTCTTACTGTGAGTTTCAAGGCGAAACGTTCACGCTCAAACGCCCGGAGAATTTCAAGATGAAACATAAAAGACTGTTTGAATACACGGTGCTTTTTGACCCGCCCGAAGCAAACGCAAAAGTTTGGAAATTCAGAAACCCGGTTGACGGACGTTTGAAATTTTCGTTGACCGCAAAGCCGCATGAACATCTTCAAATGTTTGTTGACAATATGAACCGCCGTGACAAAGGATGGACGGTTGGCGAATGTATTGACGGTGTTGAAACCCTGATTGCCTATGACCATGATTTTTGTATTGACGCTCTAACCCGCATGGCTTCAACGTTCAAGACAGAATACGAGTTTACGGGAAAACGTGTGTCATTACGTAAGATTGAATACAACAAAAGTAACCCCCTCCCGCTGTCCTATGGACGTGGCAACGGGTTCAAGCCGGGTGTCGGACGTTCAAATACGGGAGACAACCCGCCAACGGAAATTTTGTTCGTTCAAGGCGGTACGGACAATATAGACCCCTCAAAATACGGTTCTTCCGAGCTTCTTCTTCCCAAGAACCAAACACTCGCTTATGACGGCGAACATTTTGAAGATGAAGACGGCTTCATAGCCAAGAACGCCCGCCGTTATGTCGTTGATGAAGCAGGGCTTTCAATACGCCGTGATGACAAACAACTGTCATCGCTCGCCGAAGATAGTCTTGACTGTTCTGAGATTTACCCGAAACGTGTCGGTACGGTCAGCACGGTTGTTGCTGTTGATGAGAAAAACAACTTTTACGACATTGTTGACACGTCAATCCCGTCTTCACTGAATTATGAAGAATGCTTGATAGCGGGGGAAACTATGACCGTTGTTTTTCAGACGGGTATGCTTGCCGGACGGGAGTTTGAGGTTAAATATTATCATAATGCCGTTAAAGGAAAGGCGGCACGCCGTTTTGAGATTGTTCCCGCAGACATAGACGGGCAAACTATGCCAAATACCACATTCGCCCCTAAATCGGGCGATAAATATGCCGTATTCAAATGTATGCTTCCCACGGCTTACATTTGTGATAACGCCACGAAAACAGGCGCATCATGGGATATGTTCCGGGCGGCTGTAAAACACCTGTTTGATAATGAAGACCTGAAATTCACTTTCACGGGGGAACTTGACGGGATATGGTCGAAAAAAGATTGGGTAAACATCGGGGGGCGCATCAAACTCGGAGGATATATCCGTTTCTCTGACGATCAGTTTCAGAAAGACGGTGTTCTCGTGCGTATAACGGGTATAAAAGATTATATCAACAAACCGCACAGCCCCGTGATTGAACTTTCAAACACAACGGTAAGCGGCAGTGTTTCATCAACATTGAATGACCTGAAAAGTGAGGAAGTCATCGTTGATGACCTACACCGTGACGCTATTCAATTCACAAAAAGACGGTTCAGGGATGCAAAGGAAACAATCAGCATGTTGGAAGAAGCCCTGCTCGATAACTTCACGAACTCAATCAACCCGATTGCCGTTCAAACGATGTCAATGCTTGTAGGCGATGAAAGTCTTCAATTCCGTTTTGTGAACTCAAAGACAAGCCCCGTCCCGGTTACGCACAGAATTGTCTATGACAATGAAACGAAGCAACTGACAGCGGAAGCGGGTATCATACAACACATGACCCTCGGCATCAATACGGTCAGTGCATCGCACAAGGTTTCGGAATACAAATTTTGGGATATGACAGCCTACACAAGCGCAGTGCTTGATGACGGGAAGAAGAAGTATTATTTATATGCCAAAGTCTCAAAGACGGCACAAACAGGTGTTTTCATCCTGTCTGAAAACGCAATCAAATTAGAGGGTGTTTCAGGCTTCTATCATCTTCTTGTCGGTGTCCTGAACTCTGAATACAATGAAGAACGGAGTTTTGTCACTCTGTACGGTTTTACAGAAATCCTTCCGGGGCGTATCACGACAGACAAGATTGTTTCCACAGACGGGAACACTTATTTTGATTTATTGAAAGGTATCATATCCGGGCAAATAAAGTTCAAATCAGGTTCGTCGGGCTTATATGAACTTGATGAATGGGAAGCCGTGAACGGTTTGATAACTCAGGCTCAGAACACCGCCAACGCCGCCGTTGAGAGCGCAAAGAACGCCAATATCGCCGTTGGAGATTTAAACGACTATGTGGACGGTGCGTTCGCTGACGGCATTATTACGGAAGCGGAAGCGAAAGCGATTGAGAAGTACATCAACACAGTGAACAACACGAAAGCCGCCGTGGAAGCTGCGTATAACAAACTGTACACAAACGCCTATCTTACGGGAACGGCAAAAACCGGGCTTATGAATGCCAAGATTACGCTTATGGGTAGTATTGAGAACCTTATCAGCGCAATCAATTCCGCTATCGCCGATGGTAGAACCACTGTAACCGAGAAAAACAATGTTGATAACAAATATGCCACTTTCAACAGTGCGTATGCCGACTTTAACACAGCCGTAGAAGCCGCCAATAAAGCTATTCAAGACACGCTGAAGGGGTATTCAGATTCGGTTCTCAACACCGCCAACGCCGCCGTTGAGAGCGCAAAGAACGCCATTGCTAAAGATTTGGGTTATGCGAATTTTGATGATTTGGCGAAGAAAGCAGCTGCGAATGAAACCATCATTGTAGGAGGCAAAATCAACACGACATTGATTAATGCTGAACTTATTGTCACGGCGGCTTTGCTTGCCAAACTGGTCAAAGTGACCGAACTTGTTGCGGAACACCTGACTGTTACCGGGAGTTCAAAGATAGCTGGGTTCAGCGTCAGCGGAAACGGGCTTACAAATACCCCGTTTAACAATGATGCGTATGTGATATTCCGTAATGACGCACATAAATGTTTTGCGGGTATTGGAGGAAACGTGCTGCCGACATCATCAGGATTGAGAGCCGTAGCAAGATTTGAGAATGAAGACACGTCCGATTGGTGGGGATTGAACAGGAACATAGCTACTTTGTTCTCCGCAAAAAACGGGCGTTATAACCATGCTTTTTTAGGAAGCGGAAACGGGAATTTGGACGGATGGATAGGAGGCTACAGATACAGCAAATATAATCTGACAAGAGCCAATACTATTTATAGTGGTTATTCAAATCTTAAAGATAATAACCGATGGGTAATTTATAGCAGCGTGGATAATTCAGGCATCACTCTGCCGAAACTTTCAGAGGTAAGAGACGCTCTTAGTATAGGAAGCAGCACTAAGTTCTGTGTGGAATTCACAATTATCGCAGACCTTGATTCAAAGGATTTCGATATATACGGAAGAAACAGCAAGAAAAGTAGTGACAACACCTATCCGTGGAACACGTCTGAATACCCCAATCTGGTACATTGGGACAACGACCATTGGGATAGTTTGGCAATGGGAGCAGGTGACAGTCTCACGGTGTTGCTTATATATGATTCAAGTAAAGGAGGCAGCAAAGGCGGCTATCCCCTGACCTATACAGCGAGAGTAATCAATAGACAGAATTAAAAGAAATAATGATGAAAAGATTTCAAAAGTGATTATATTGTAATCATGTTAATTATCTTTGTACCATATTAACAATAAAAATACGAGGAAGTTTTTATGAATACAACAACCGAAGCCCTACAAGTCGCTAAGGGTATAAGCGACTATGGCATTATGATTATCATTTGTGCCGTTTTTCTTATTCTTGCATCAGGTCTGATGATAGCTTGTTTCCGCTGGTTTAGAACCGTCATAACAAATATAATGACAGACTATTCAGCGCAATTGAAAACACTTCAAGAAACAGCCACAAGAAACGGCGAGGCAATGATTGATATAGCCGAAGGTCTTATTCCTGAGACACAAATGAGAGTGAAAACTATTTCGGGGGCTTTCTTTGATATGTCTGTAGAAAAAGTATGCCGCCTGATAAAAAGAATAAGGGAAGAAAACCACATCGCCAATGAAGAAGCTACGAAAACAAAAATACGGACACTTCTTCACAATATGTATGAAGACAGAAACAGCCGTTTTGATTGTTTCAGGTATAGAGGAAAAAAACTCTCAGAATATTGTAACCCTGAATGGGTTGAATGGGTGTCAAAAGTTATTGAGGGCGAAATTTATAATGAAGCAGGGATAAATAACGACAGAGCATATACCAATGTGAAAGCTGTATATGATAACATTAAACTTGATTTTTATCACAATTTAAACAATTAAAGAAATGAAGGTTTTAATCGACAACGGTCACGGGGTTGACACGGCGGGCAAGCGCTCCCCTGACGGCTCTTTGAGAGAGTACAAATACGCAAGAGAAATCGCCGAAAAAGTTGTATCAGAGTTGAAGAAACGAGGCTTTGACGCTGAACGTATCGTCACAGAAGAAAATGACATCAGCCTATCCGAACGGTGTCGGCGTGTAAATTCCATTTGTGACAGAATAGGAACGAAGAACGTCATTCTCGTTTCTATTCATTGTAATGCAGCGGGAAACGGTTCTCAATGGATGAACGCACGTGGATGGGAAGCGTGGACTTCTGTCGGTCAGACAGCCGCCGATAAATTGGCAGACTGTCTGTATAAGGCGGCAGAAGAAACAGACTTCAAAATTAGAAAGGACACAACGGACGGAGACCCCGACAAAGAGGGGCATTTGTATATCTTGAAACACACGAAATGCCCCGCCGTTCTGACTGAGAACCTTTTTCAAGACAATAAAGAAGACGTGGCGTTTCTTCTGTCAGAAGCGGGAAAAGAAACGATTGTCAGTCTTCATGTCAAAGGTATTATCAACTACTTAAAGACAATCTGAAAATGAAACATCTTCCCTTACTCTTACTGTTAACATTCATTATAGGCGGCTGTGCTTCAAGCCGCCGCCTTTCTGAAAACATTCATCAACAAGACAGCGTGGACGTTAGGGTTGAAACCCGTATTGAATACGTACCCGATACTGTCTTTATTGAGATACCGGCACAAACGTCAGAACGTGAAACAGCCGATAGTACATCGCATCTTGAAAACGATTACGCAACTTCTGACGCTCGGATAAATCCTGACGGAACTTTATACCATGACTTGAAGACAAAACCGCAGAAAAAGCCCGTAAAGTTTGAAAAGCCTGTTGAACGCAAAGACAGCACTATTTATAAGACAAAGACCGTAACAGAGACAGAAATCGTGAAAGTTCCCCGAGACCTTACTTGGTGGCAGAAAACACAGATTTACGGCTTTTGGGTCATTCTTTTCATTCTTGTTATAGTTTACAGGAAAAAGATTTTATCCTTTGTAAAATGGCTTATCTGATTAACTTATAAAGAAATAAAATCGTAAATTATATCGGAATTTTAGCGATTATGATTACCTTTGAACCGACATATTTGAAAAGTATAGCGTTTGCTATTGTTTTGAGGGTTAGAAAATCGCCAAAATTTCGAAAAGTCTCAAAAGCAATGGTAGATGCCTGCGTATATGTACGTGGGCATTTCCTTGTTGAGACTTTGGGCGTTTGGCGATGCCTCTAACCTAACAAGAATGCCCACGTTTTTGTGTGTATCTGTGAACAACGGCAACCACTATAAAGAGAACCGTTAAATAACAGATATATGGATTTCAAAGATTCAATTAAACAAATCTCGGAGCGCATTGATACCCTCAAAGCCAATCTTCCGACAGAAGAAGCGACAAAAACGGCTTTGATTATGCCTTTTATAAACGCATTGGGCTATGATGTCTTCAACCCTTTGGAGGTGTTGCCTGAAATGTGTTGTGACATCGGCACAAAGAAAGGTGAGAAAATTGACTACGCCATAATGAGAGACGGCGAGCCGATAATACTTATTGAGTGCAAACATTGGGAACAAGACCTGAACCTGCATGACAATCAACTGCTGCGTTACTTCAACGTCTCAAAGGCTAAATTCGGTGTCCTGACAAACGGTATAACATATAGGTTCTACACAGACCTTTCAGAACCTAATATTATGGATGATAAACCGTTTTTGGAAATCAATATGCTTGACCTGAAAGACACGCAAATAGAAGAATTGAAGAAGTTCCACAAATCGTATTTTGATGTTGATATGATTTTGAGTTCAGCGAGCGAACTTAAATACATGGGGGAACTGAGAACCGTCATCGGGAAAGAGTTCACGACCCCCTCCCCTGATTTTGTACGTTTTTTCGGGAAGCAAGTGTATGATGGGGTATTTACCCCTAAAGTGCTTGAACAGTTCTCAACGCTTGTAAAACGCACAATCAACAACTATGTTAGCGATATAATATCAGACCGATTGAAAGCCGCCATAAAAGACGAAGAACAACCTGCAGAACAGAACATCACAACAGTTCAACAGCCGACAGATGAAGAACAACCCGACAACGGCATTGTAACCACAGCGGAAGAACTGGAAGCATTCTATATCGTGAAATCACTTCTGAGAAACGTTTTCCCGGTTGAACGAATCACTTATAAAGATACACGTTCTTATTTCGGGGTTTCCATAGACAATAATGTTCGGAAGACCGTCTGCCGCTTTTATTTTGACCCTCCTACAAGAAAACGGCTTGCAATCATTGATGAAAACAAAAGCGAGAAGATGTACAAGTTAAATTCAATCAATGACATTTATAACTATGCCGACACTTTGATTGAGGCGGCAAACAAATATTTATAACCATGAAGAAACTATTTTATCTATTCTGTTTGTTAAGTGTTATTTCATTTATCGGCTGTTCAAATGATGACGAACCCGAAGTAAAGAAGTTTTCACCTGACGTTGAAAATGTACTGACATCAATTCAAGGGACATTCTCGGGAGAAGAATATTTCTTGGAACAATGGTTTCGCACAGACAAGCTGACATTCTCCCCCTTTGCTGCTCCCGTTGAAAAGACAACATTCAAGGACGGCACAGTTGAAGTACATGGAACGGTTCACAGAGTTCAGAACAAAGCTGTCGGCGGGGAAGTCATTGACGATTATTTCTTTTGTGTTGAACCGTTAAGAACAGCCATAGTTCTGTACGGTTACAACAGTGATAACAAAGAGTTGAACGAGAAGAAAGAAACACTTAGCTATAAAATTGAAAGCCATGATATAATCAAGTTCAAAGATTACGGGCTTACAGACGATAATTGGATAGACTATTCAAGACAATAAAAGGCAAAGCCGAATGGCGTTCTATGTGCCCCGATGATTCCGGCAATGATAATTTACACCGATAAAAGATTTGGGCGGCACATACAGAAAATTCGATGAAAATAACTTTCAGATAGCAAGGCAGGGTGTTCACGGGTTACGGACACCCTGTTTTCGTGAAGTCATCTTCTTCCTTGCAGAGATAACGGGCGACTTTATGACACACGTCATCGGGAATAAACCAACCTTGATTAATGATTTTGCGGAGAGCAACAAAATCCGTATCTTTGAGACCTGAGAACAACACAAAAGAGGTGTGCTTTTACAAATTTGTTGCTACTTTGTTGCTCTCACCCACGCACAAATCAGAAAACACCTTATAAATCAATAAATTACATCATACAAAGAACATTTTGCATCGGCAAATAACCGAATGAAAAGAAAAGCCAAGAAAGAGCAAATATAAATCCGTAAAACGCATTATATCAGCTATTTTTAAGAGAAATTCATTTTCTCTTTTTCTTCGTGTTTTCTGTACATTTACATATTTTTTCGTTATTTTTGTCCCCAGATTGTCCCCCGGAGGGACAGCGAGGGACAAAAAACTGTCCCCCGAAAAGGAGGGACAAACAGCAAGAAGTATTTAATAAATTATAGAAAACAGATATGGCAAAGCAGACTATAACGCAAAAAGAACCCGTGAAACTTCGGGAAAAGAAGTTATCGAACGGCAACATAAGTTTGTTTCTCGACATCTACCGGAATGGTAAACGCCACAAGGAATACTTAAAACTGTACCTGATAGATGCGAAAACGCCCATAGAGAAAGAACAGAATCGTCAGACATTGGCTACTGCACAAGCGATAAAATCCAAACGTCTGATTGAGATACAGAACGGGGAATACTCGTTCACCCATCAGTTCAAGGAGAATACTCCCTTCTTGGAGTATTACCGCAATATGGTGGAAGAGCGTCGCAAGAATCCGGATTCAAAAGGTAACTGAGGCAACTGGAGAAGCTGTCTTCGTTATCTCGAAGTCTACTGTGACGACAAAACCACATTCCGTGACGTTACGCCGGAGTTTATCATGGGATTCAAGGAGTTCTTGGAGAATGTGGAAAAGGATACGCACAAACGTGTCGGACCACGCAGGGAGAGGGACACGTTTCAGGGACTGTCGCAAAACTCCAAAGTGTCCTACTTCAATAAACTGCGGGCCTGTATCAATCAGGCTTTCGATGAACGGATCATTCCTATCAATCCGCTCCGTGGCATAGAAGGGTTCAAGGCCGCAGAAGTAAAACGGGATTACCTGACACTGGAGGAAGTCAGGCTGTTGGCCGCTACTCCTTGCCGTTATCCTATCCTGAAACGCGCGTTCCTCTTCTCATGCCTTACCGGGCTTCGTAAAAGCGACATTCAGAAACTCACGTGGAGCGAAGTGCAAAAGTTCGGTGAGTACACGCGAATCGTGTTCAAGCAGAAGAAAACCGGCGGGCAGGAATATCTCGACATTACTCCGCAGGCAGAGAAATATCTCGGAGAGAGAGGCAACCCTGACGATTTCGTATTTGTGGGATTTACATACGGTTCGTGGACTTCTCTCGAATTGCAGCGTTGGAGTCTGACAGCGGGACTGAAGAAGAACCTGACTTTCCATTGCGGACGTCATACCTTTGCCGTCCTGATGCTGGACTTGGGTGCGGACATCTATACAGTCTCGAAATTGCTTGGCCACAAAGAACTGGCGACAACGCAGATATATGCCAAGGTATTGGATAAGAACAAGCAGAACGCAGTGTCTCTGATTCCGAACATCGAATAATATAGAGACCAACTTATGACAAGACAGGAAATAGCTATCAAAATAGCCAAAATTACCCGTATCATCGGAGAATGGAAATACCGGTTGGACTTAGATGACGAGGTGGAAATCGAAACGCTCTCGCCCGACCTGTTGCATATCGACGAATGGGTACGGGAAATCGGCCTGTATATAAAACAGAACCCTTCTCCTATTTTGGCCCACCAAATCACCAATATCGGATTTACCGACTTGCTGGAGACGTATGTACAGGAGCATAAGCAGGAAATTGAGGAACCGTTTGTCTGGGCACTCAACAACTACGTGAAACACATGCGGACTTTACTGTCGTTTTGCAACGAACAGAGTATAGAAGAAAGAGGTCCATACAGGGATTTGATAGCGCCATTGGCCAACGAGCAGGTTGCAGCTTTACTGCAAAGAGCTGTCGATGCAGGAATACTGGATTGTCATTATCAACCCGTGCCCGGAACGAAAGTTCTGCAACTGAAAGTCATTGCCTTTGCCGTATCGTCCATTTGCGGTTTTCCTCGTGCTTACATGCACTTCGAGAAACTATGGAAAAGGGATCACGGCTCTCGAATCGGGACTTGTCGTGCTCCGAAATGCCATACGGAATACTACGAGGCTGTCAAAGCGCTTTATCCCGAAGTGAATTTCTCCATGTTTGAACCGGAACACACCAAGGCTGCAACCTTTTATGCCCCGCAAAGTGAAGATGACAAAAGGGACATGTACCAGACCTTGATTCGATACGGCTATATAGCACCGGAAACGACTTGGGAAACATTTAGCGGTATCTTCGATACGGGAAGATTCAGCCGACCCGTGGAATGGCTCAAAGGGCAGCGGCAACTGGCCTACTTCGTTCACTCGGCTTTCCACCGGTTCAATAAAAGGGAACTATGGGTAAAAGGAGAATACTGTTTCCGTATCAACGGGAATATTCCTCATAGAGCGAGTTTCGTCACGGGGTACAGTTGGCTCAAACGGGTCGGCTGGATAGACAAATACGATGTCAAATTAAAAGAGATATGTAACAAGTTCAACCATATAGAAGAAAGTACAACAATAAAAGAAACCAAACATGAACGATTAATACATACAAGCAAATGCGTGTTCTACACCACCAAGGGAGATAAAGAAAAACGGAAGCTGTATTCGAGCCTTGTGAAAAAAGACTATATCGCTCCGGAAACCACCTTTTCCATGTTCAAAGGTATCTTTGACGAAGCAGAGTTCAAAGGTCCAATCCAATGGACGAAGAGCCAGGCACAGCTCATGTATTTCGTTCATCTGGCGTTCAAGACCGATAACCCTTTCGATGTGTGGGTAAAATGCGTTCATTGCTTTTGTTTTCCGAACGGGACACAACCGAACCGGGAGAGCATGAACAGCAATTTTCGCCTTATCAAGAAAAGGGGTTTGTTAGACACATTCGACATTGAATTGAAAAGGATAGCAGACAACTATACTTGTGTAAAAATGATAGAAACGAACGCTCCCGATCAAACGGGGCGGTCCTATTCAAAAATTTAACACCAAATTCAATTAAAATGACAAAGAATTTTCCTTTGCACCTCTCTCTTTTTGGAAAGAGCGATGCGTGGCTTCCGACGGATGCCAGCGCAGACCGGTAAACAAGGGCTATTCCGGTTGGTCAAGCAAGCCCAAGAGTCATACACTGCTGAAGTCGCAACTCGTCAAAAGAGTTACAGGCGTTATGTACTCGATTTCATACATTCCAAGCGGTATCATGATGAAACCGACGCATGGAGTAAGAACGAACATCTGAAAAATTACCATACCATCGTGGATTTGTTGAGAGGCCACGAGAAACTGGTGCGTAAATACTTCGAACAGGAAGTGTTCGATGACATGCAGATTTCAGGTCTGCTCAACGAGTTCTACACCTTCGATCTGTCACAAACAGACGCTCCGGGGGACATCTTGGAGCGTGCGTCAGCTCCACGAACTAAAACACCTGACATTGTTTTCAAGCCTGCCCTTGGCAGGGAAAAGGTTAACCTCATTGTGCAACTTGCCAATGAGGTTAATTTATTCAAGGAAAGACTGGATGCGAACGACGTGGCCACCCGCTACGAAACGGACACGCTGCAGCCTGTCACGTCGAGAAACAATACCCGGCTGGTTCTGTCGCTCGACAAATTGGCCTCACACGGCATAATTCCATACAACTGGCAGGCTTTCATCGCAAAAAGAAAACTCGTCATAAGTTCTTCGGGCAAGAAGCACCTCGATCAACACGATTTATCCTCTACCCTCAATCGGATTAAGGATACACCGCCCGGCATCTCCGAAAAGCGACTACTGTCCGTCATCGACGAGTACATAAAGCGAATCAAAGACAAAGAAATCCAATAAAAGAAACCTGATTTGTTGATAGTCGTATCGAGAGATGCGTTGAGACTCAATACTATCAACATTGACGGCCGGACAGACGCCTATACCTTTGCCCTCCGTAACCGGTTACTACGGAGGGTAAACCTCTTATTGTCAAATCAAAACGTGATAAAACAATGGGACATAGAAGAAAGACAACGGGAAACAACTCATTTTCCGACTACATGGCCCAGATGGAAAAGATAATCTCCATGATGACGACGGAGAAACCCATCGAGCGTATCCAAACGCTGGAACGGAAAATCGACGAGGTGGAGAAAATACAAACCATCGAGGGTAACATCGAACAAATCAAAGAACATATCTGGACAGTCAAGGAGATCCTGACTACTGCCGAAGCCTCGGTTTACCTTGGTCTTTCGGAGAGCTATATCTACAAGCTCACTTCATCGAAACAGATTCCTCACTACAAGCCCAACGGCAAGCTGGTCTATTTTAACCGGCGGGAGTTATGCGAATGGGCCATGAGAAATCAAGTACAAACAACCGGGCAGACAACCCGAACGAAAAAAGAAGCGTTATGAACAGAAGAGATACAGAACTATTGCTCGCACGTATCGAAGGTCTCAAAGCCTTTCTTGAGAACAACTCCTTAGAGAGTTTCCAGCAGGAGATATTGAGGGTGGAGAAATTCCTGAAACGGTTCGGTTCGCTGGACGAACTGCTGTCCCATCTCGAAAAGGTAGAGAAAATGGCATACGCGGCGAAAGATTTTCTAAGCATAGATGAAGTGGCTGCCTATCTGCAAGTATCCAAAAGCTATGTTTACAAGCTGACCTCCGCTCATGAACTGACGGTGTACAAGCCTAACGGAAAGAACATCTTCATTCTCCGAAACGACCTGAACGAGTGGATAAAACGCAACCCTTGCCTGTCCAACGGGGAGATTGAGAAACAGGCGAACATCATGTCTTATCTGCTGGACAAAGACAACAAGCAGAAGCAAATCAAGAAAGGAGGAAACCGATGAAAGCAGACATGACTATACATGACAACCACCGGATAGACGAGGAGAAATACCGGTCGCTGTTAAAATACATCAGGCTGAATGTCACGGAGAAATACGACTTCCCGCAGGAGATCGTGCAGATAGATGGCGTGACCATCGCGACGTTAGGCAACTTCAGCGCATCAACCGGAAAACCCAAGAGCAAAAAGACATTCAATGTCAGTGCCATCGTGGCGTCCGCCCTCTCCGGAAAAGAGGTGCTGAAATACAAGGCAGACCTGCCTCCCTGCAAAAACCGTGTCCTGTACATCGACACGGAACAGAGTAAGTGCCATTGCCATAAAGTCCTTCACAGGATACTGACCTTGGCCGGGCTACCGACAGACCAGGAGAACGACCGAATCGAGTTCTTCGTCCTGCGAGAATATACGCCTGACCAACGACGGGACATTATCCGCTGGGCACTCCATGAGGAGAAAGACATCGGTCTGGTCATCATCGACGGTATCCGAGACCTGATTCACGACATAAACAGTCCAAGCGAGTCGCTCGACATCATCAATGAGCTTATGAGATGGTCAAGCTACTACGAGTTGCATATACATACGGTGCTGCACCTGAACAAGGGAGACGATAACACGAGAGGACATATCGGCACGGAACTGAACAACAAGGCCGAAACCATCCTGCAAATATCGAAGAACGTGGAGAACGGCAAAATCAGCGAAGTGAGGGCCATGCACATAAGAGACCGGGAATTTATTCCTTTTGCATTTGAAATCGGGGACGATTCGCTCCCACACCTGGTGGAAGACTACCAATTTAAGATGAGCAAAAAAGACAGGCTGTCGTCATACGCAGACATGACGGAGCAACAGCACCGCTCCGCTCTGGAGGCGGCTTTCCCGGACAGGGATAATGTAGGCTACCAAGCCTTGCTCGAAGCCCTGAAAAAGGGGTATGACAGCATAGGCTATAGCAGGGGAAGGAACACGCTGGTCAATCTGTGCAAGTTTCTCATCCAGCACGGCGCCATACAGAAAAGCGGACGCGGGTACACGTACAATGAAAATTTCCATCTCTGAACCATGCCGGTTTAGTTTGGGGATATATATAGTAAAACTACACTAAACGCTCCTTACACATGAATATATCAGAAGCAAAGCGAATCCGAATCGTCGATTTTCTGCAAACACTCGGTCATTTACCGATCAGGATTCGCCATAACCAATATTGGTATCTGTCTCCCTGCCGGGAAGAACAATCGCCCTCTTTCAAGGTGAATGATAAATTGAACGAATGGTATGACTTTGGGCTGTCGGAGGGCGGCGGCATCATCGAACTGGTCTTGCGGCTCTACCGGCTCTGCAGCGTGAGCGAAGCTCTCCGTATGATAGAGAACCAGGTGAACGCTCTACCTCCCGTACACACTCGTATGCCCCCGACCGAACCGGACATCGAGGAAGACATGAAAGATATGAGAGTAGTACCGCTGACCCATTATGCGCTCTTGTCTTATCTGCTCTCCCGATGCGTGGACACGGGCGTCGCCCGGCAGTTCTGCAAGGAAATCCATTACGAGTTGCGTCGGAGACACTATTTCTCCATAGCCTTCGAGAACGTATCCGGCGGCTATGAGGTACGCAATCCTTATTATAAAGGTTGTATCCGAAAGAAAGACATCTCTTTCATCGCACATGTGGACGGAGTAAGACAGAAGCATGTCTGCGTGTACGAAGGTTTCATGGATTTTCTTTCCTACCAGACCCTACTCCGAAAAGGCGACACCATCGCCTGTGTCCAAGCCCCATGCGACCATATCGTGATGAACTCGGTCAATAACCTGAAAAACACCCTGCAACTGCTGGAACCGTATCCATATATCCACTGTTATCTGGACAACGACATGGCCGGACAAAAGACTGCAGAAACCATTGCCGGGCTATACGGTATCAGAACGATCAACGAGGCCGTCCGCTATGCCGAATACAAAGATCTGAACGACTACCTACGCAGAAGAAAACGGTAAATCCCGTCTGCCTTCATTTTCTGAAAGCTCTCCGACAGGAGGGCTTTTTTTTATACCCTCCTGAATTGCCTAAACGACTTTCAAGTATGATTTTTAAGTATGATTTTTGGCTTTTTGAAGAAATATTCATTCTTAAATAATACTTTAAGAACAAGATTATTTTATATTTCATACATAATATATTCCTTTGCAATCATACTTTAATAATATTTCAATTTCATACTTGAAGATATGGATTCATATTTCACATTCGCCATCGTCCTGACCGTGCTGTACGTCGTCTATTACGCAGTCGTCATCGTGCAGGATGTTTATGGAAAGAAAGGAACGGATAAGCCGGGCGAGGAGATTTTCGAACTCGACCCGGAGGACATCAAGGAGGAAAGTGTCAAGGTCTCGGAGAACGAGACCGGCTTCAGTATCGGAAACGAGAAATACGACACGGAAGCCCAACCCACTGCTGTCCCTCCACAGGATAACAATACAGACCAAAGAGAGGAGGCCGCACTGAAACGGTTTGAACGGTTGAAAGCCAAGGTGGAGGAACAATTGGAAGATACCGAACGCTTCCTGTCCGACCCCATGACGGCGGAAGAGATGTATAAAGCGATGATTTCCAAAGGCCGGTTGGACAACCGCCCCGAACTGGCATGGAGACCTGTCAAAGATAAACTGTAAAATGTCGAAAACTAAGAAAATACTGTGTACGCTATGCTCCATCATCCCTTTTTCGGCAATGGCCAAAAGCGGCAGCGTGAATTACACTTGGGGAGCGGATGCGCTGGCTACGATGCACGATTTCGTGGTGACCAACATGTTATATGTCCTGTATATCTGTTACGCTATCGCCTCGCTATGTGTCATCGTATCCGCCCTCCAAATCTATATCAAGTGGAATACCGGTGACCAGGACATCATCAAGTCCATCATAACGCTTGTCGGAGCGTGCCTGTTCATCATCGGGGCATCCATCGTATTCCCTGCCTTTTTCGGCTATCGCATATAG